TTATTGTCTTTTGCTTTTTACAAATTCAACGAATTTCCTGATCTCTTCCAGTTCAGCATCTGTAAATTCATCCCCGTCAAAGTGGGCTGCTATGGTCAGGGGTTCGTTGTCCATTTCTTTGTTTTTTTCTAATACGGAGTCATTCGCTTTTTTTATTGCCAACTCGATATTATGCAATTTATATTCATCTGAATCCATTAAGTCACTTAAATCGCATTCCAATGCAGTAGCTATTTTCTGTAGAGTTTCTATTTTAGGGTTCTGTTTTCCGTTTTCGTATTTTCTAATATTAGAATCTGCAATTCCACATAAATCCCCTAATTGCTTTTGCGTAAGTCCTTTTTGCTTCCGAATTTCCTTTATTTTGGTGCCTGTTGGCATTGTTTCACCTTCTTTCTAAATGATAATACCATATAAGTTTTTAAAAGTACAGATTGAAAATAATCTATTTTATTGTTGACAGATTAAAAACAATCTGATAATATCAAGATACAGATTGAAAACAATCTACTGAAAGCGAGGTGAAAACATGAAATTGAATTTAAAAAAGGTAAAGCTTGCAATGGCGGTGAAGTGCTTAAGTGCAAGGGGATTATCTCAGAAGTCTGGTATTAATTATGTGACATTGATCCCGTACTTAAACGGAAATAGAGAACCCAAAACGGAAGCACTTGGCAAAATTGCCAAAGCATTAGAAGTAGATCCAGCAGAACTTATTGATTAGAAGAGCTTGGCGGCGATGTAGTAAGAGAGAAAGGAAGGAAAGAGAATGGCACAGGTAAAATTCAGAGACTATGAAGAGGTAAACGCGAAAATTTTAGAGGGGTACACAGTAGCAGAGGTTGCAACTGCAATCAATGCAGAAGAAACCGGTGTGATGATTTATCTTGAAAGAACCGTTGATAATGTGGTTTTGGGAATCACTATGATTTATAACCCGGATGCGGATTCAGAAGTAGATGAAACAGAGCTGATGATCTCTGAGGAATACGTTAAAAGAATCGGGTAGGGGGAATGTCTATGAGTAAAGAAGAACAGGCAAAGATCATTTTAAGAGAGCTTAATAAGTTCTATTCCGTGCCAACGTACATGGAAAAGTATGCAATTAAGGGAATTATATCTGGACTGAATGAGATCGCAGCCAAGGAAGAGAAAGGAGCGTGAAAGCATGGCAGAAGGAAAGCGGTTCTTATCTGCTGCTGATGTATCGCAGATCATGGAGTGCAGCACAAGTCGAGCATATAACCTGATACGCCAGTTAAACGCGGAAATGACCGAAAAGGGGTTCATTGTCATGGCTGGCAAGATTAATGCGAAGTACTTCTATGAGCGCATTTATGACGGAAAGGCGAGCGTATGAGTGCACCAAGTAAAGAGGAATTCTATCAGAGCCTAAACGCTGATACCTGGTGCGGCTGGGACTGGTGCCGGAAATTATACGGCTATCAGATCGCAGACCCGGCGTTCTTGGAACGTGTATTTGCCCGATTGGACGAGTTAAACCGTTCAAGGGTAAAAACTATCTACGGCTTTTATTACAAGACACAGCGAACCTATGAGATAGAACAGGAGCGCGACGCTGGGGCGTGGCTGGTAGAGCAGACACATAAAAATTATGAAAGGAAGGTAAAAGAACACGGAAACAACAGAGACAAAACAAGGGCTGGAAATTGGCATGGATTTAAAGGATTTCCACCTATTCGGTAAGCCGGATAAGAACGGAAACAGGACTGCGCGAGATGTATTTGATAGAAGAATCGTTGATTATCTGCTGGAGCATATGAATTTAATGATCTACAATAATATTCTTTATATCTATGTTGATGGCGTATACATAAAGGACAAGGACGGCAGACGGATAAAATCACAGATTCAGGCTTTAATGTATGAAGAATTTAAGACGGTTATAAGAATCAATCGTGTATACAATTTGCTGATGTGTGAGTATTCAATCGTTGTGAGGGAAGAGGATTTGAACGCATTCCCTGTGCATTGGGTCAATTTTAAAAATGGCATGTATGATCCTATCGCAGATATATTGCATGAGCATAAACCGGAATACAGGGCAATGAACCAGATCCCACATGATTATATTATTCCCGATCAAGAAACAGAACTGACTTTCTGTAAATTCCTTGAAAGTAGATTAGATCCAGATGATTGTACTATGCTTTATGAATTTATAGCAACGTGCATGAATGTTGATATGAAATTTCAGAAATTCATGTATATCGTAGGTGTTGGAAATGCCGGAAAAAGTAAGACGCTGAATTATATCAATCAGATCATGGGTTCGGAAAACGTTTCACATATTGAACCCCAGAGCCTGGGAAAAAGATTCCAGAGTGTTTTCTTAATGCAAATGCTGCTGAATTGCGTTTCGGATATTTCAAATAAACCTATTGAGGATGCAAAGCTAATTAAGCAGCTTACAGGAGAGGACTTAATACAGGGAGAATATAAAGGTGGCGATGTAATTTATTTTCATAATACGTCAAGCATGATTTTCACCGCGAATCAGATTCCGGCAGTATCGGGAGAAGATAGCAATGGATATTACAGGAGATTGCTGATCGTGCGTATGGGTGATGGGGAATACATACCGGATCTTGTAAAAAAGATTACTGCTGAGCTACCACAATTCATTTATTTTCTTACAAGGCGGTTGCATGATGTTTATATAAGAGGTGCTATTTTTGAAAGTAGTGAAAGCAAAGGAGCAGTTAAAGGGCTTAGAGCTACTAGCGATAGTGTTCAGGAATTTGTTGACATGTGTATAACAGAAAGCATAGGAATGCGCCCTAAAAAAATTGATGTATTCAATTATTACGAAAGGTATTGCCAAGCCGAAAAGCTAGATTCTATCGGGCGTAACGACTTCTACAAAAGCATGACAGCCAAGGGATTTATTGACGGAAAAAGCAACGGCTATGCAGTATTTAAAGATATATCAATTACCACACAAAATATCTGTTTAGGGTAGTTAGGGAAGTTATTTATTAGTTGTTAGTTATTTTATAAAAATATATGTGTTTTATATATAAGTAGCCTAGTATAGAAAAAAAACAACCCTAAATTCCCTTAAAGGAAAGGTGAATCATGACAGAACCAGAACTTAGAAACATATGGAACTTATACGCCGACCTCTGGAAGATGTTTCTGCAGCACCACACCGCCCGGACGGATGAGGAATGGGAGAAATTGACAGAGAGAGCAGTGGAGATAGTAGAGCAGTACGGCGAAGATGTCCGATCATTGGCGCTGGACACGCTGGAGCTGATAGAAAAGAGGTGTAAGGGATGAACTACGAGGAATTAAGAAAAAAGCTGATGTTGCTTGATGTGGAAGAAATAGCGCGGTTTCGTGATAAACACCCAGGAAAACCCACGCTTGCAGTATTTTGCAATAACATAATCTCAGATAAGAAAGATATGGAAGAACTGGCAGAACTCAACAAGGAACTTGATGAGTTCTTAGCAAAGAAAAACGCCCCGGATAGTGCTGGCACACCATCACAGGGCAATGAAACCCGATAACAAGCCAAAAGACCGGATTCATTCGAATTGTAGCAGATTCCGGCGGAAAGAGAAAGACATGAATTATAAAAGATTATCAAATGAGGAACTTAGCCGATGCAAATACCCAAATCTTATAGCAGAAATTACGGAAAGCACCTACAGCATATGCACCATAGCCGAGCATATGGAACTTGGGAAGTACAGAAAAGAGGACGACCCGGAAGTATGGGGGATGCTGAACGGAACAATCGAAATGCGTGCATCTAACATATACGGCTTACTACGTCTTTATAATGCGGAATACGAGTACTTATTTAGTGAAACGTTGCATGTAGTGGATGGGAAGTCTTTGGCGTATTGGCATTGGTATGAAAGAAACCAGAAGCAGCAGCGCGAACTGGAAGGATTACAGGCTTTATCGAGGATCTACAATACACTGCATGATAAGCTCTATCTGACCGGCTATGTGCAGGCAGTAATTGACTACATAGAGAGCGCGGACGATTCGATAGAAGCAGCACAAAACCTTGTAAAATCTTTGAAGTAAAGCAACACAGGAGGAGAAAATGAGCGAAAGAGAACTTTACATATCAATCATCCCAGATATTGCAGAGTTGATCGTATTACTACGGGATATGAGCCAGCAGGAAAGAACACAGATCAAAGATGAAATGATAAAAAATTGTAAGAGCAGTCTGCAGGCATGTAAATTTATGGAAAAATTGTGGACTATTATTGAAACACAGTTGATAGAAAAAGTATAGAGCGGCATGCTCTGAATGAAACAAGCCCTAAACCCATTAAGACCTACACCACGACATTGTAGAAATACAGTGCCAGAGTGTGGGTCTTTTTGGTTGCGGAGCGTTTCAAAAGCGTTTCACATATCAGCAAGGCGAACGTTTCAAAAGCTTGTGGAAAATGGTGGAGGAAAGCGAACGTTTCAAAATGTTGAATAATTTGAATATATAGACCTTGGAAAGTACGTGATCCTTATCACACATGATGACTTTTGGGCGTATATAGCATAAAATGCTAACATTTACTAACATTTAGCATATATAGAACCTTAGAAAACCTTATATTTTCGCATATATAGCGCGCTGCTGCAAAGCGAACGTTTCAAAAAGCGTTTCACATGCGAACCGTGGCAAATAGTTGCATTTTCAACATATACAGGATGTAAGAAAACGTAATATTTGATATTTTCAGAACTTAACAAAAGTTGACATTTTGGGATGTGTGGAAAAATGTTGCACTGGCACAATGGCACAAAATATCTATTTCCGGGTGGTAAAATAAAAGCCATAAAGGGGGGGATGATATTGTGATCCAGAGCAAACAGTACATGATTTCATTGCAGAACAGAAACAACGCGATCCCGGAAGGGGAGCTTTTGACAATGGCGCATAAGGTAGATACCTATATTGCTGATCTACTGGTGGAATCATTCAAAAATTATACCTCATATGACGTATTAGAGAAACAGGAAGCGAAACGGGGTAAGGTTATCCCAGTAAGCAGACGTGTGTTTTATCGAAGGCGTAAGCAATATATTCATGATATAGAGCAGCGGTTGGCTGCCGCAGGGAGAGCGTGACAATCCACCCACACGCAGGGAAAAGCGGAATAAGCCTATTCGGGCGTAAAACGAAAGGATGGTAAATTCATGGGAGATTTACAGAACACCTCAGCAGAGGGAACACAGACAAGCACAGAGGGTACACAGCAGAGCGGTAAGACATTTACACAGGATGATGTGAACCGGATCGTGCAAGAGAGACTTGCAAAAGAGAAAAGCAAGGCATCCAGTAACGAGGATTTCGAAAAGAAAACCGCAGAACTGGAAAAGAGAACGACAGAGCTTGAAGCAAGAGAGAACAGGCTCAACGCTGTAACTGCTTTACGGGATGCCGGGTATCCGGATGAGCTGGCGGACGTGATCAGATGCAGCAACGCAGACGAATTAAAAAAGTCAATGGAAGTCATTGACAAAATTATCAAAGAAAGGACGCCCGAAGGCTGGTCAAAGGAACTGGAAGAAAAGCGGTCGAGGATCGTATTCAGTGCACCGATTCATACATTGCCAAATGATAACGGTATCCGGTCGGCTATGGGGTTAAGAGGATAAGAATATGGCTATTAATTTAGTAACGCAGTTTCAGCCTTATGTGGATGAAATTTTTACAAAAGAGAGTAAGAAAGAGCTTGTAACGAATCAGGATTTTGACTGGACGGGAGCGCATACCATTAAGGTGTACAAGATCAGTACCGGCACTATGAACGATTACGACAGAGCAGGAACAGGCAGCGGAGCAAAAGGCAGCCGTTACGGAGCAGTGCAGAGCCTTGACGCAACAACGGAAGAATTTACTTTGAAGAAAGATAGATCATTCACGTTCGCGATCGATAAACTTGATACAGACGAGACAGCGCAGCAGCTTGCTGGAGCATCTGCCCTTGCAAGACAGCAGAGAGAAGTTGTTATACCTGAGGTTGATTCTTATGTGTATGGAGTTATTGCAGCAGGCGCAGGAACAAAACCGGCAGCAGTGGCACTTACTCCGGAAAACATCTATGATGAGATCACAAAAGCAACAAATGTCCTTGATAATGCAGAAGTGCCAGACGAGGGGCGTTTTATTATCGTATCGCCGGATGTATACCGCATTATGAAAAAGTCAAAAGATATCGTGATGGAAACCGACGTGGATACACAGTTGCGAAAACAGGGCGTTGTTTCTAATCTGGACGGTGCATCAGTTATCAAGGTACCGGCTACGAGACTACCGGAGAATTGCGGTTTCATCATGTGCCATCCGTGCGCAACGGTAGCACCTACCAAGCTGGAAGATTATAAGATACATCAAGATCCGCCGGGAATCAGTGGATCACTTGTTGAGGGGCGTATTTGTTATGATGCGTTTGTACTGGATAATAAAAAGACAGCAATATATTATCAGGAGCTTGCGAAAGCCTAAATGAGTTATTAATCAGGAGCACGCGCCTGGTTGATATAGTAACCTGCCGGAGTGATCCGGCGTAACCTTAAATTTAAGCTGCATATTTATGGTATACATTACCATTGCCCCGCATTGGCTGTCTGGTCGGTGTGTGGTATTTTCTTATGAGGTACGACAATGAGCAATGAAGAACTGGTTGCCCGGATAAAGGCGGGAATAGATACGGCTGATAACATGCTTTTACTATGGGAACAGAATAAGGGGATGATTTGCAAGATAGCACGTAAATACAGTGCATATGCTGATATAGAGGATTTACAGCAGGAAGGCTATCTTGCATTATATCCGGCAATAGACGGATTCAATCAGGATAACGGGAATAAATTCTTATCTTATGCTACGGCTGTGATAGATCAGAGACTCAGACGCTATATCAGTGATAGCGGTAGCCCTGTAAGGATTCCAGAGCATGAACGTGTCAAGATGTACGAGTATAAGAAGATGGTCAATGCGTTTCAAACATACCTTAATAGAAAGCCCACACGGCAGGAAATAGCCCGCAATATGGGGTTATCTGATAAAGTAGTAAGGGAGCTTGAAAAGTCCGTCAGAATGGGGCAGATCGCAAGCCTTGACATGCCATTGAAAGACGAGGGCGGTACCGATACACTGATTGATATGATACCGGATGAAAACAATGCTATGTCGGACGTAATCGACGATATGCAGCAGGAAGAATTAAAAGCTGTGATCTGGGATATCGTAGATTCTCTGCCGGAGGATCAGCGGGGTGTGATTCATGACAGATATGAGCATGGGAAGTCATGCAGGCAGATAGAAGTGGAAACGGGCATTGACTGGGGAAAAGTATGCCGGATTGAAAACAGCGCTCTAAGGGCACTTGGAAGTGGCAGGAATGGGCGAACCTTAAGACCGTTTCTTAATGATGGTTTATACAATGCTGCACTGCATGGATCAGGCGTAGAGCACTTTAACCGTACCTGGACCAGTTCCACGGAGCGGGTTGCACTGGAATTATAATAGTATCATTTGAGTATCAAAAAAGCTATGAAACACCCAAAACAGGCACCTCATAGCCTTTATAAAGCAGACAACGGGAATCGAACCCGCTGAAAACATCTTATAAATATTGAAAAATCAATGTATTTATAGAAATGTGGAGTATCTTGTGGAATACTTTTTATAAATTAATATGATTATCCTCGCAAAATTTTAAAAAGTGTTTTTGATTTGTTTTGGTATCTTTAAGGTCGAATAATTCTAACCAGTGGTGATATTTCTGCTCCTTTTTCTGTTCGGAAGCATTTTTAAACAGGGTATCTTGCATGTATTGATCGATTTGGTTATCTATAGCAGCGCGTTCACTGGAAAATGTCTGCATATAGGTACTTTTCATAATATGATCAGTTTTCCATCCACCGCGTTCCTGGGCGTATTTATCCGGAATACGAAGTACTGCCATGACGGATGCGTTTACATGCCGAAGATCATGGAAAGTCATGTGTGGAATACCAGCTTTGGTTATAAGACGGTTAAAACGTTTTGATAGCGCTGTTCCGGACAAGGTTACAAGCTGATCCGTCTCTACTTTGTCAATTAACTGTTTCAAATATTCAGGCAGGCGCAATGTGCGATCCCTGGTTGGCTGTTTTCCTTTATTTTTTACGACGGCGTTATTATGTTCGTCTTTTACAATAACTTCTTTTATTGTAATGTAGCATCCGTCAGAAGAGATAGATTTTGATTTTGTGAGTCCAAGAATTTCTGATTCAGTTAGTGATAACCACATAGCGAGGAGAGCAGGAAGCTCAATAGGTGTATCTTTTACAATCTGGTAAATCACATCAGGGGTAGAAATCTCGTGTTGATTGTGTTCGATCTGCGGTAGTTTTACGGTACAGTCGAGAGCTGGGGCATAAGTATTAATAACGGCAGTAATGAGACCGTACTCATTAATAACGGTTTTGGCTTTTATCTGTCGCGGATTTTTCTTTCCGGTGGTTCGTTTGGATTCAGTATTAACGGCATCGCGTAAAAGTTCTGTGGAAAGCTGCGAGAGTTTGCAATACATAATGCTCTTAAAGGCATTGCGCTGTATGGTCCGGTAACCGCGTATTGTTGCAGGGGAGAGCACAGCATCAGAGGACTGGATGTATTTGTCGATAGCTTCGTATAGAGTTAAATTAAGTGGGCGTTTCATGAGTTGCTTATTTGCCATGACCTGAGCTTTTAGCTGATTTGCTTCTGCGACAGTTTCGCCGGTAACGGATATGTATTTTTTAATTTTCTTTTGACGTCCGGTTTTTGGGTCGATCACAGGATTACCGTGTTCATCGAAACAGAGTTCAGAGTGATCATAAATTTTTTTTCGTATATTTCCGCTGGGCAGTTCGCCTTTTCTTTTCTTTGGCATGATGAATACCTCTCTTGATTGAAATACCTATCAAAATGTGTTGGAATCTATATAATGATTAAAAGGCAAAATCATTTTGTTGTGACAGAGTTTTATGGAAAGTAGGGGTGTAGCTCTTCTAATATTTTATGGTAATCTTCACGATGAATTGTATTGGTTGGTAATTCGTGTCGGATAAGAGGTATCATAAAATTATCTGATAATGTATTTTTGAATGCATCGCTCTTTTTTTGCTGAGCAAGAGCCTTTTCTCCATAATATTTTTCAGAAAAATGTGATGTGCCATCTAATTCTATCATTATGAAAGGCTGATATTCAAAAAAGGTTTGTTTATGGTGTGTACTCCCTAATGTGGTAAAATATCTTTTTTGGCATTTACAAATAATAAAATCCACGTTTTTGTTAAGCAAGAGTCGACGTGCAGTGTCAAGTTCCTCTGGATGATCTTGCAGATCATCTGTGCGTATTTTAATAAAAGAATGTAGACTTACCTGTGGGAAAACGTAAAATAAAGAACGTTCGGTTGGATTAGTAATTAATTGATCCAGTGCTTTATTGATGTAATAAAACATACGTGCCTCATTGGAATTCATGATGGAAGAGGCTTGTGTATAAAATGTATCTGGATTATTCATGACGTTGCTAACAATTTCATTGTCAAGTGGTGGAAGAACTTGATGGCTAGTTTGGAGCTGTTGCTCATCAGACATTGAATTGTTCTGTAAAACGCTGTTTTGAGAGTTTGCTTGATCGGACGGATGCTGCCTGTTTTTAAATAATGAATAAATGGTATATATTGCTATAGCGAAAATTATCAGACTTATGATGTGATTCATAGGCAGATGCAGATAATGCGAACCAATCCAATACATCAATGCAAGCAAAGCGGATATACTGATGATGGTTTTTAAGGAAAAGCGTTTATATATGCAATAGATTATGAAAATGAAAAGAACCGTATCAATGAACTGAGGCATAAAAAACTCCTTTCGCGTCGTGTGCATTTACTTCGATTTGGTCAGCATCGTTAAGCTGAAAATCGCAATTTAAAATATGTTTCATTGCATGAGAAAAAGCAGATCGCTGTTCTTCTCGAGATAGTGAGGATTCTATAAATATTGTGTAACTATCATCTTCGTTTAAAACAACGGCTTCTTTCGTTGTACTACGGGGAAAATGTATTAATTGAACCTGGTAATCAATCGTCAATATTCCTTCGTTCCTTTCTCTTTAGGGCAAGAATCATAGTGTGAGCAGCTTCTAGGTCTTCAGGGGCTGCATCTCGTGCAGCATCAAAAAGCATTCGTAGTTCTTTGTTATCAAAAATCTCTTGTGCCATTTTGGCAGTTTCATCGTTTAAGTAATATTTTTCACCGCCCTCTTTTTCTTCGCCAGACATTAAATAATCCACGGATATATTGAAATAATCTGCAATTAGTTGAGCGTTTTTACCGCTAATTAAGTTGCGTCGGCTTTTCCAGTTGGAAATTGTAGATTGCCTAATTCCAGTTGCTTTACAAACATCAGCTGCGGTAATACCAAATTTTTGTAATAATTGTTCAAATACCTCGTACATTTTGGGGCTCCTTTGTAGTACTACAGGGGAGATATATTAATTGAATCTGGTAATTAATCGTCAATATTTTTTCGTTCTTTTCTCTTTAGGGCAAGAATCATAGTGTGAGCAGCTTCCAGATCTTCAGGGGCTGCATCTCGTGCAGCATCAAAAAGCATTCGTAGTTCTTTGTTATCAAAAATCTCTTGTGCCATTTTAGCAGTTTCGTCATTTAAGTAATATTGTGGGGCTTGGTCTCCATATCTTAAGTAGTCGACAGATGTGTCAAGAAATAAAGCAATTTTTTTTAATTTTTCATCCTTTGGAATACTGCGTCCGTTTTTCCAGTCTGAAAAAGTGGATTTTGTTATGCCGGTTCCTTTTGCAACATCTGAATCCCTATAACCGAGAGAATCTCTTAATTCGCAATATCTTTCATACATGCCGTTTTACCTTTCTTATGCAGTTCTGAAATCAGTACAAAAAGGTATTGACAAATTCTGAAATCCGTTTTGATATATAAAAGGGTTCGGAAATCAGAACAGAATACTTGTTTATATTATAATTTGTCCGCAAACATATTATAACTGATTTCCGAACTTGAATCAATATAAAATTCGGAAAGGAGAAGAAGTGTACAGTAAGTATGTTAAGTTGAGAAACGATAAAGGTATTACAGATTATCGTGTGGCAATAGATACAGGAATTAGAAGATCTACTTTTTCAGATTGGAAAAGTGGGAGAAGTAAACCTAAAACGGATAAGCTTAAAATTCTTGCGGATTATTTTGGCGTGTCTGTTGATTATTTTTTAGAGGATAACGCAGAGTAGGGTTGAGAGGGAAAGAACATTATGAAATATTCAGTAAAAAATATTCCTGCAAATTTAAAGAAATATAGACTGGAACATCATAAGAAGCAGGTAGAGATGGCTGCTTTCCTGGAGATGAATTATCAAAATTATTCCAAAATGGAAAGAGGATGTTATAAGCCATCTCTGCAAAAGTTTGTGGAAGTTTGTGAAAAACTTCATGTTGCACCGAATGATTTGTTGAAAAACTGAAAATAGTTAAAAATTTTTTTCTAAAATTTTTTGATACAATTCTTTGTGAGTTTTATCGGAAAATTTGCGGATATAAGAATTGATGTAATCGTAGTAGAGGGTGTCTATCATTTTTCTATAATTGATGTTTTCATCATCGGTTTTAACCAGAGCATGAAAAATAATGTCTAGGGATAGACTTTCAGCTTTGTAATTGCCTGTAGCGTGAGCAAAATCTGCCTTTGCACGTTCTTCTTCAATAATGTGTACTATATCGAGAAATTGGAGCAGTTCATTATCGAATTTTTCTATATATTCCTGTTTATATTCATCAAAACTGCGTCCTTCTTGTAAAAGATCGTTGGGGGTAAGCATAAGAATATCGCAAATTTCTAGAAGCTTGTCAAGAGAAGGCTGATATACGCCGCGTTCCATTTTGGAATAATTTTGATAATTCATTTTTAATAGGTCAGCCATTTCAGTTTGTTTTAGGTTGTGAGATATACGATATTCTTTGAGATTTTGAGCGATGTGAGTGGTTTTTGTGTCTCTTAAAAACATAATTCCTCCAAAAATAGAACAAAAAGACCTAAAAATATATTGACAAATAGGTTCTACAGTTCTAATATAAAAATGTGATAGTTAAACTTAATATTTAATACTGATTATAAGCTAAATTAGCGTATGATTCAACGAGATTTTGAGAAAAAATAATTGCGACGTCGCAATAGCGGAAAGGGGTGTTTGTATTGCCAAAGACAAAACTGTGTGAAGACAAGGAAAGTGCGCGTTGTGACTTTGTTGCTGGAATGATTGTAGGTGGTTTGCGTCGCAATAATATGTCAACAGATATTGCAAGCAGGAAAGCCGGGATGTCGGAACGGACTTTACGAAATAAGCTGCAGAATCCTACCAGTATCAAATTGGGAGAACTTTATAAGTTAGCAGATATGGTTGGAATCAGTATTAATATTAAATACAAGGATATTCCAGACTAAAGGAGGCAAAATTTATGAACAACATTGTCTTTGATGAAGAGAATCCTGTAACTTCTGATCAACTCATTTGGGCTTTATTTGGAAAGAGTACAGAGGATGTGGCAAGGATGTTTCGGGATGGGAAAAATGGTGAATATGCGTATTTATTTAAAAAGAAAGACGCAGTCAAAGAGAAGAAAAAGGTTGAGTAAGTGTCAATGATATTAGAAAGCAGGTGACAACATGGATCGGGACAACAAACGTGAGATTACAATCTCCATTCCGGAACCTATTTATGAAGAACTTCAAAATGCTGCAAAACAATTATCCGGATGGGAACATGAACAGCTCCAGGGAACAGAACGTGAGATATCTGATTCATGGGAACCGGAGGATGTGGTAACTGCGGCTGTGATCACATGGCTGTCGGAGAGGAGAGAGTAAAATGAAGCGTTTAGCTTGTTTAGTTTGCTTAACGGTAATATTGATTGTTGGTCTGATGATCGGAGTATTAGGTCTTTGTTTAATAGCTAGCGCTGTTATTGGACATGTAGAAGTTGTAGCGGTAGGAGCATTACTTATTGTTAATCTTGCATTGCTTGATTTGTGTCGTTCCTTATAGGTATGGGAGGATCTCCTTTATATGAGAGAAATTATTATTATTACAGTAAGCATCGTGTTTGTAATTATCATGTATCCAATAGTATTTCCTGATCGGTCAGTCATTTTATATGTACGTGATTTGTCGGAGAAAAATGCAGGACAGAAATACAGATATCAGATATTGTTTAAATTGCGTAGCTGCAAGGATGTTGAATTGATTTTGTATTCTGACCAGTTGTATAAATGTATGTCGGCAGTTTTCTTTGCAAGGTACATAGAAAAACATAGAGAATATTACAGATTTAGGTATCAGGACAAAACATACACGATTCCAAAGAAAGAAGTCGAAATAATAGAGTTTACAGGATCTTGGAACATAGGCTGGTGGTAGGAAGAAAGCTGGTTATTGCGATGTGGTAACTGTAGCTGTGATCACATGGTTGTCGGAGATGGGTGATGAGATGAGTATTTTAACTATTACGATCATAGCAATAATTGTTAATTTTGTTATTGGAATTATTGCTGGTTTGATTAGTAAAGATGGGCACGTGGCGATTGGAGCAGCAATTATTGCAGATTTAATCCTGATTGCAGTGTATGCGCTTTAATAAGCAATGAGATGGATATAAATTATGGGCGGTGATGATATGGATTTAACAACAGGCATTGTATTTGGTGAGGATTATTACGGCGATGAAGTAAATGAACTTGCAGTTGCTTCATTTAACTATGTGAAACAGGACATAGCGGATGTCAAAAAACGATACATGAGTTTAGGGTTCCATCTTCATGAGATGGAGATGCGCAGATACCATGAAGAGTTAGGATATGACAATTTCTATGAGTGTATCGAAAAGAACTTTCATATGGATAAATCCGCAGTATCGCGTGTGATTGCGGTATGGAAGGAATTTTGCTCAAAAGACAACTCAAATTCCGGGAAGATGTGGATCGATGACAGATATGAGAAATATTCCTATTCCCAGTTGGTGGAAATGCTGCCATTAAAGGAAAAGGAACGTTTCAAGGTCAATGCTGATATGACAGTATCGCAGATCAGAAGCTATAAGAGATCATTAAAAGAAAAAGCGAAAGAACAGAAAAGTTCGACGGACATTTTAAATACCTCGGATACTCTGGTACAGACATCGAAAAAGAAAAAATCTGTTGCGACGTCGCAACCAGTGCCGGAGAAAAAGGTGCTGCCGTATGAGAGAGGCTGCATTACTGGTAAAAGTCCAAACGGAACCTGTGTGTGCTGTGGCTGTAATGAAACAGTAGAATGTTGTGCTGACTGCAAGGAAGACTGTAATGGAAAATGTGGATGGATCGAAGATAAAGAACCTGTTATAACACAGCCGGAACTTCCTGTCATGAAGAACATGGCGCAGAGAGAAGAGTTTATAAACAGTTATAAGTCCTGGAACATTTGGTGTAGAAATGAGTGCACAGAAGAAACATTTTATCGCTATGATCTGCCGGATGGCTATGCAATCGTGGTAAAGAATTATCCGTACTATATAGAATGGACGAAAGAAGAAAGTGAAACAGAAGAATATTATCTTCTTGATTCTGGATATCGTCATTTTGCAGATTGTAAAACAAATATGACAGTGTTAAAAGAGCATTTAAAAAACATGAACAAGAAATAACAACCTGTCTGCACGGCAGCTCCACGACCGTAGCATCAAAGCAATGCAGACAATCGGCTCCTGGAAACGGGAACCAGAAAAAAGAAGCCCTGTGACGGCAATCACAAGGCTTCCGGGAAACATTTCTTAGAAATGCCACCAAAACAACAAATTTATTCTACGGCATTTCTAAGAAAAGTTCAATCTGAACAGATGTTTCCCTTTATTAATTTTATGGAACCTTGATAACTAAATGGACTTGTGCGGGTGGAAGTGTGAAATTTAGAACTTTCAGAAAGCCCCATTGACGGGGATAAAACGTAACAGTCACGAAAGAAAGAGGAGAAGACCGTGACGGGGCTGACAGGCTCTCGGCAGTGTGCGGTTATAGAACGCTGCCAAAAGAAAATAAGGGACGCAAATTTGTCCCTTATAAGCACAGGAAGATTATATATTGTTGGAATGTTACGAGGTGATGATTCTTTTGTTAGTAGTTACAATTATATACATAGTATCAATAACTATTCTATTTATTTATTGCTATAAAGTCAAGAAAGTGCAACGGGCTGCTGACAGAAATAGAAGAATATTAATAGATCATGCAACGGCACTTCTGATAAAGCAGGAATATTTTATATCTGCAATATGTCGTGGAAATGTACAAGATCTAAAGTTTATAATAGAAATTTCGCATTTCCTGACAGACTATGTTTTTAAATGTATTTTAAAAGGTGCTTTTGAAAGTGAAGGAATTGAAAAGGCGCATTTATGGCTGGTAATGAAATACCCGGAACTGTTTGAAATTTATAATACGATGGAAAATAAAGCATCGCTGACCAGCAGGATGCAAAAATGGGAAGACGTAGAAAAGAATCGGGTAAAGCGTTTTGAATTGGAAAATGGAGATGTGTGGGAAAAATATGTAGTGTGGCGGCAGAAAGCAGAACGAAAAGGGAAAATGTCATATGAGACAGACTGCATTTTTGAGGAAACAAGAAGTACGTTTTCTATATGGTGCCATTTAAAAAACAGAATACCATTTGAAATTATGCTTTTTTATGAAAGATGCTATGAAAAAATACGAAGAGGTGTAGCAGGAGTAAGTATGATGGATGATCTGAAAATATTTGAAGAACAAAACGGATCGCTCCAGGAAGAATACAATGCCTGGAGAAGACATGCAGAAAGATCAAATCTGCCACAGTACAAAATTGATTGTGCATTTCAGGAAGCAAGAGAAAGATTTTCTTTATATTGCAGTCTGAAAGAGACAATTCCTTTCCTTGTTATGTGCCGCTATGAATTGATATATAACCTTTTGGAAGGAACAACGATGTGATAAAGCATTCCTGTGTTTATAAGGGATTGATTAATCCCATACAGATTTCACCTGCAGGAGAATCGAGTAACGATGAAAGGAGGAAGATTCCCATGGAAGAGTTTATGAAAGAATATGGTGGTGCAGTAAAAAGAGGTGCAGTGATTATTGCAATTACAGTATTGATCTTGTTCATTTGCAATCCAACGGAAGGCGGAATTGCTTTGGAGCAGTTCAAAACAGCATTCACGAATTTCTTTACAAAGATGAATGCATTAGGCTGATAAGTAAAGTGGCCGGAGTAAAAAACAGGCGGCGGCAAATGTTCGGTTGGTCTTTGACATTTACATGCTGCCTGTAACTTTTAAAAGGAGGGGAAATTAAATTTGAGTGAAATGTTTGAACCAAGCCCGGAACAGTTTGGTGTGTTCTGGGATTTTTTAATGCAGCCGGATGTTACGGATGTGGATTATAACGGTTCTGCCCTGTGGATCACGGATCTTAAAAAGGGTAAGTACAGAGCAAAAGAAGCGGAAGAAAAAGTTACAGAAAACTTTTTAGATGCCTTTACACATAACATTGCAAATTGTGTGGATGCACAGTTTAACAATGCAAATAAGGTGTTAGAGGCAGATACGAAAGAACTTCGTATCAGTATCATTCATGATTCTGTGGCGGCAACCGGGACAAGCGTCTGTATCCGCAGATCTCCGTGTCTGGTGCGTAATACGATTAACGGGATGTTAAACAGCGGTTTTTGTGAAGAAAAGGTGCTGCATCTGCTTTTAAACTGTGTGAGGGCGGGTATGAACTTTGTATTTGGCGGGGAACCCGGAGCTGGAAAAACGGAAACAGCAAAGTTTTTTATGCAGTTTATTCCGAAAGAAAGCCGTGTGATCACGATCGAGGATTCTTTAGAAATCCATTATCCGGAAATTAATGCCGGAGCGGATGCCGTAGAGCTTCGTGTAAAGGATAATTTTTCCTATACGGATGCAATCAAGGCGTGTTTAAGACAGAATCCGGCTTATCTGGTTTTATCAGAGGCAAGGTCAATGGAAGTGACATCACTGTTAGAACAGTGGAGTACCGGTGTCAATGGATTTACAACGATCCATCTGGATGATGTGAGGAAGCTGCCAGACCGTATCCAGAGCATGATGAATAATGTAAATGATGCGAGACGTATGGAAAACAGGATTTACCGTTATGTAAATCTTGGACTTCTGATCCGGAAAGAAAATACACAGGATGGGGAGATCAGAAGATATTTAGACCAGCTTTGTTTTTATGCCAGGGAAGATCATGAAAACAGAATTTACATGCTGGTAGAGGATGGGGAACTTGTTTCAGAGGAGATACCGAAAGATATTCTTTTGAAATTAGAACGTGCTGGAATAAAAGAACCGTTCTTTTGTGAAAGTTTTCACAGGTACCGGAAGGAGGGCAGATAGTGACAGGTTTGAAAAAGACACAGATAAAAGAGAGAAAGCAGATCAAAAAAGAAAACCGTGTGGCAAAAAATCTGCTGCTTTTAAATCCGGGAAACCTTGCAAAAGAGGTTTATACATACGGATATCATTTTTCCTGGAAAACGCATTTATTTGTCATTGGTGTATGTATTGCCGGGATGGGAGTGATCGGATTACTGTTTCAGCTGAAATGGAAACTGCTTGTCATTGTGCTGATCGCCATGTTTTTGGCACTTCCGGCATTTATCCTTGACACTTATAAAAAAATGTATGAACAGAAACGTTTTGCAGATGCTGCCACTTACATGGAGCAGATGTTATATGCGTTCCAAAAAACAGGAAAAGTATTATCTGCCTTAAAAGAGGCAAGAGAGACATTTGAACCGGGACATATGCGGGATATTATGGATGAATCAATCGGACATCTTGAAGCGGGACATTCCTACAGTGAAAAAAGTGTTTTAAGGGAATCCTTAGACATCGTGGAAAAAGAATACGAGTGCCGCAAGATAAAAACACTGCATGAACTTTTGATCAGTGCAGAGGAATATGGTGGAGAGGCGGATGATTCCATTTCCCTGTTATTAAACGATGTGGAATTATGGAAGCGTCGTGGATATCTGCTTCAGGGAGAAAAGAAAAAAGCACATACAAACAATGTGGTATCCATTGTTGTGGCTACAGCCTTATGTGCCGGAACTTTATATATGTTAAATGCACTTCCGGGTATCCTTAACATGGAAGCCCCTTACAATGTGCTTACAACAGGTCTGGTACAGGTCACATCTTTTGGACTTCTTTTATGGATGATCTATGTATATGCAAGATCAGAAAAGACATTGACCAGGAACTGGTTAAAAGAAGAAAGCGGCAGGGACGAAGAATATGTGCTGCGCTGCTATGAAAAAGCCATGTCACAGCAGCATAGATTTGGCAGGAATATTGCAAGACGTGTAGTATCTGAAGAACTTTATGCGGCATTCCCAGAGTGGCTGATGCAGATGGCATTATTAATGCAGCATAGCAATGTGCAGGTTTCAATCGCGAAATCGTTAGATGGTGCACCAAAGATCCTGGTTCCGGAAATAAATGCATTACTGCAGCGTTTGAAAGAACAGCCGAAAGCATTGAGTTCCTACACAGATTTTTGTAAAAATTTCGATATTCCGGAAACAACCAGCTGCATGAAAATGCTGTATGCGATTTCAGAATCCGGTACCGGAGATGCAAAGGTGCAGATCCAGAACCTTTTAGTACAGGTCCAGGAAATGAGAAACCGTGCTGCAGAACGCCGGAATAAAAGTTCGGCTTTCCAGGTTAAGATGTTATATTCGTATCCGGTTTTTGGTGCATCCATCAAGCTGCTGGGAGATCTGGTCGTTGGCATGATGTTTTTATTTGAAATGCTGTCAGAGGCGGGAGGGATGTAGATGAAAAATATAATCAGTGCATTTACAACATTGTTTTTTTATCTGCTCTGTGTATTTGGTGCAGCCGCATTATTAACTGCATCAGCACAGACGGCAGCGGCAAAGGAATACAAAGCGGATGTGATAGCAGAAATTGAAAACAGTGATTTTAACCGGGATGTGATAAGCAGCTGTATTTCGCAGGCGCAGTCAGCAGGGTATACACTGACCGTAACGCCTTCTGCGAATGCAGAGGGGGAGACAGTATCAGCAGATGTAATACTGTCTTATGATTATAAGATGCCGGTTTTTGGCATTGAGAAAACGCATATGACAAGGGGGATCGCGCGGTAATGGAAGAGTTTATAGAACAGATTGGTGAAATGATCTTAGAGTCGGTTCCGGCGTTGGCGGTTCTCACGTTTATGATCAGCGTATATATGGCTGCAACAGCATTTTAAGGATGGTGTATGAAATGGAAGAGATTGTAAAAGAACTTGGAGGAAGCGTACAGACCGGAGCGGTGTCCGTCATAGCACTTGCCATGGCATATGGTGTATATGCCGGATATTTTAAACAGATGATAGAGACATTTTTTAACGGTTTGTGTGGTTAGGAGAATGACATGAAAGAGATCATGAAAGAACACGGCGGTCTGCTGGTCACTGTTGCGGTAACGATATGCATCCTTACGATCATATTTTCTGCAGTAACAGATTCGGATGGAAACCGTGGAATCGTAAAGATCATAGCAGCGCATATGAATACGGATGGGACTGATTACAATGCTTATGCAGACTATGGTGCGTATCAGACAGAAATTGCAATAGATGCGCCGGTAATTGAGTACCAGGGAAGCGGCAGCCTTGCACCGGGAACAGTGAATGTAGCAGATTATGTAAAAGCACATGACTATAACGGACAGGAGCTTGCGGTAAAACTTTTAAAGTTTTGTGATAAAGATGGAAACGAACTGACAGACCAGATGGATCAGGCATCCGGAACGATCACATTTTCATCTGCCGGAATGTATTCTTTTACGGTAAAAGCAGTGGACTCCGGTAATCGGAAAACAACCGTAGTGATCCATGTTCCGGTCATGTAGAAAGGGGCACAAATGAAATTAATCATCAGGGCGATTGTCACAACCTGTATTGCCGGAGTGATCTTTTTAACGATCATGGCGGTGTCAGGGAGGATGAACAGGAGCATGGAATTAAAAAGCAATCTACCGTCTGCTGCAGAAGAGACGGCAGAAAATCTGTTAACAAAAAAGTATAATGTCACAGATAAGAATCAGCTGGAAGCTGATTTTTTAGAAACGCTTGCATATGCGATTGATTCTGATTCGAATATCCGGTTAAAAGTAAATGCAGCGGATAAAGAGAAGCAGTTGTTATCCGTAAGTGTGACAGAGGAATTTAAACACCCGAATGGAAAACCGGGAACCGTGTCATATGACAGGACAGCGGTTGTAAATAAACTTCAGGAAGAAGTTTTGGAAACGTACCAGGTAAGTTATTATCTGACGAACACAGATACAGACTGTTATAAGCGTTACACAGTTTTTGCAGATGATATGGTTCCGGTTCCTAAAGATCCAGTGGCAGAAGGAAAAACATTTACAGGATGGGCAGATGCAGAGGGAAATGCTCTGGATCAGAATATGACGATGACACAGGATGCAGCTTATTATGCAGTCTGGAATTAAGGAAAAAGATGAAAAAGATAAGAAAAAACAGGATGTTAAATATCCTGATTATTGGGATGGGAACATTTATATTTGTGGAAGTATTTTTATTTACGGCAGTGGCAATTTTTATTGTTCACTGCCTTGGAATTTAAGAGAAAAAGGTGTATACTATAAGTATAAGAATAACAAAGAAAACAACATGAAACAATGTTAAGAAATAAACAGGAGGCAGTTATGAAGAGAAAAGAAAAAGGATGGAAAAAAGCAGTCGTGCTCACGCTGGCACTTATCATGTGCATCAGCAGCATCGTAGTACCACAGCCGGAAGAAGTATCGGCAAAACAGGCAACATACATTGATTACTTTGGCAAAGATCAGCCAAAGAATCAGATCGTGTTTGCAACATCGGATGATGCCAAATGGCATAAAGCAAATGAAGGCTGCTGTAATGTTTCCAAAAACAATGGAACATACAATCATTATCACTGCATGAAAAAGAAAACTGTTTATGCAGGAGAGAAGTTCACGATTGTTCCGGTTGCCATGTTTAAAAATGGAGTGGTGGTAGGATCAAAAAACAGTAAAGACGGTATCAAATCCGGTGAACTGAAATACAAATCCTCGAACACCAGCATTGCAACAGTAAATGCAAAGGGTGTTGTGACTGTAAAGAAAAAAGGAAAATGTAAAATCACTGTGACATCCATCTATGATTCCAAGGTAAAAGGAACATTGAGTCTGACTGTAAGCAAAGGAAAGCAGAAAGCAAAGATCACTTTAAAAGAGAAAAAAGCATCCATCGTTGTCGGAAAGACAACCACTATCAAAGTAAAATCATTTAAAGGGATCAGCAATAAGAACATTGCCTTTTCTTCCAGTGACAAAAAAGTTGCGACGGTATCATCCAAAGGAAAAGTAACCGGCAAGAAAGCAGGAAAGGCAACGATCACCGTAACTTCCCTGATCAATAAGAATGTCAAAGCAAAGTTTACCATAACCGTAAAAACGGCGGATATGATTGATACGGACTATTCCGAAAAAGGAAAAGGTAAGATCGTCCTCGAAGAAGATAACGTGGTTCTGTACCCGGAAAAATCTTTCCATAAGATTTATGATCATTGTGGAGATGCTCACAGCCTTGAATATTATACCGAAGATCACGAGAGCATGGATCAGTTTATTGGAGAACAGCTTTTAGTACAGAAAGAAAAATACGGACAGGCACAGATCAAGGTAAAACGGATCACCGGCGTAAAGAACAGTGCTGTTTCCTATAAGTCCAGCAACACAAGTGTTGCAGCCGTTTCTTCCACCGGTTTTGTGACACCGAAAAAGGTAGGAACCGCAACGATCACAGTTACATCCAAAGCCAATAAGAAAGTCCAGGCGAAATACAAGGTAACGGTTAAGAAAAACGACATGGTGCTGGCAGTTGGATTTGATATGTATGATAATATCAAGTACTATGTGAAGAAAAATGATGATGGCACGATCGAATATAGACGGATGCCTGTTGCGGAGGAATTTTTCTCAGCAGATAAAAAAGTGGCAGAGTCATGCGATTACTCATACAATATTGCAAGTAATAATAAAATTATTATGACCAGCAGCAATGAAAATGTTTTAAGAGTAGTAGAAGAAGATTATCTCGATGTAATGGGAAAAGGATCAACTACTATTACTTTAAAAACCGCTGATGGGCGCTGGAGCTATTCGTGGAAAGTGACTGTCAGCGATAAACAGACTTCCTTTGCTAAATATAGTACAGGTTTCACAACAGGAAGAGGCATGGATCAGGCTGATGAAAAAGATGGTTGGGTAACAAAACTTTAAACAGCAAGGAAAATTTAATAAAGTAGATGGCAGTCTATTATAGGCTGCCACAGAAAAGTGAACTGCTTGGCATCTGATTACCTTGCAGTTCATTTTTTATTATTACGGTATTTTCGAAATGAAAATATAAATTACACATGACAAAAAGTCGAAAGGAGATTTATGAGAAACAGGATAACACAATTAAGCAGATTTTTACTGCTCTGTGCAGTAATGTTTTTGTTCACCATGATCCCACAGAGTGTGAAAGCGATCACGGTAGAAGAAGCAGGAGAAGCCTATATGACGGATTCACAGGCGGGGGCAGGACAACCGCTGTATGGACGGTTGAATATCAACTATACTGGAAATACGAACTATGATACATGGGCTTACGATATTGTTACAAACTATAACACCTATGACAGTGAAAAAGACCAATATAAAGCTGCAGAAACGGTATTGAAAAAAGCAGACAACTCCGTGATTGGAAAGAAGATCAAAAACAACAGATCTGCAAAGCTGACAAAATCGTCAGGTGGGGATGGAACAGTACGGGCTGCATATTTGGTATGGCAGGCAAGAACAAGTGTAGACAGATCGACGACAGATGCAGCTGCTTTGGCAAAATCAGAAATCGCCTTTGTACTGCCGGATGGATCGGCAAAACTGATAAAGGCACAGTATGCAACTTATGATAACAGGTCAATTGATTATAAAAACCAAAACAAAGAGGAAGGAGTGAGGCAACAGTACACCTTCGTAAACATGTATGCGGATGTGACGGATATCATTAATAAAAGCAGCAAGATCTATGGAACGTATTCGGTATTCAACATTCCGTATTATGAGCATATCGGCGGTGGCGAGGGCGCCGGTGGATGGCAGCTGATCATTGTGGAAAACTGTGATATGTCAGTTCCGATGAGGGCAGTGCGTCTTAGAATGTCTGCGGATTTTAATATTGATGATGTTTCAAAACACGATGGAGAATGGGTAGAGAAAGATATCAAGACCGGAATGGTCACAAAAGTGAAGTCAAAGGCATATAAGGCGAATGATAAAGAGCCGTTAACTGGACAATATCTGACGATTTTTGTGTATAGTGGGAACACGGCAGTTAATCTGACAAAACTGAATCTGTATGCACAGAAAGAAACTGAAAAGTTTAATAAAAACAAACGGATTTTCGGACTGTCAAAGGAAGTGAGTCCATATTTATCGATTAATGGAGAGGCACTGTACGATGAAGTAACGACGACAAGGGGAGATTTGGTTGATTTTACAATTCCCAAAGAGAGTACACAGCCTGCCTATGCAAATGATAAATACACGCTGCAGACCAATACAGGGGATGAAACGCACTGGGTTACCATGTTTGTGACGGGTATTGCGGTAGATATTTCGGATAACTTTGCAGAAGGAGCTCAGGTTACGACAGTAAAAAGCCCGACAACAGTTACTGTTTCACAGAAGATTACCAATAAGACGCTGCAGTCTAAGACGGGATATTACAATGGAAAACTGGTTGTTACATTAGACGAAGCATTAACTCCGACGAATACAAAACCAAAACTCACGGTTTATAATAAGGAGGCTGATAAAACAACCACAATCACAGGTGATTGGGATGCTAAAAAACATACAATAACGTTTTACGTTGATAAACAGGGCGACAGGGGGACAAAATATGCGGATAGTAAATTTAAAAACCCAAGCAGAGGCAGTTATATCAGTTACAGTATCGACTGTACATATGAGAAAAATTCCGGAGTGGATGAATTTAAGAATGGATCTAAGCTGTCCGGTGATTTGAGATCACAAAATGTTGCAACAAAGACTACCATTGATGACATATTATCGGAAGAATCGACAGGAATTCCAATTTATGTACTCACTGTCAAAATCGACAAAACCACGGTCAATAAAGCTGTAACACAGGTATTTAATAATGGGACGGCGATCACTGGTGCCGGTGGCACAGTAAACAGTAGCAGCACGGTATCATCTGGTGATTATTACATGGCATCGTATGAATTGCCGTGTAATGCAAACATTGTTTCCACACCGACCTTTAATACCGGCTGCGTGTTCAGCATGTGGACGGATCTCAATGAAAAGACTGGTGTTTCGACAAACTGTAAGGTTACATCTGATTATGTGAATGATAAAACCTATGCCTATGAGAGAAGCATGCCTGCTTATAACATGACCTTAACTCTTACCGGAGTGTTGGATGAAGCTGTTTATACCGTTCATCACTGGAAACAGAAAACAACCGGAATTGCATCTGACCATGACGATAAAAACTATGAACTTGCCGAAACAGAGACGAAAAAAGCACAGATCGGAAGCAAGGTTACTCCTGCAGTAAAGACATACACCGGTTTTGACAGCCCGAAAACACAGACGAAAGCGGTAACTGCAGATGGAAAGATGGTCATTGATTATTATTATGAAAGACATCTATATAATGTAACATTAAATGCCGGAACCGGCATTGAAAAGACGACCGGAGGCGGATCGTACCGCTATGGACAGAGCGTTACCATCGATGCGGCAGTAAAAGAAGGCTATCACTGGTTAAACTGGAAAGGAAATTATAAAGGCGGATCCGGTGGGGAGCAGACCGTGGATGCTAAGAAGTTTGTATTTACAATGCCGGCCGGAAATGTCACGATGACAGCCAATGCAGAGGCAAATAAATATACGATCCATTTTGATCCGAACGGTGGAGCCGGACATATCGATGATATTGAAGCAACGTATGATGAAGATGTGACACTGCCGGATGTATGGAATGCAGACGGAACAGCAGCCTATGTGAAATATACACTGGATGGACAAAACGTGACAGAGGATGTGATTGCCGGAGTGATTCCAAAGGCAATGATGGATGGATATGAAGAGGAAGAAACTGAAATTGAAGATACTGAAACCAAAGATGATGAAAATTCAGATATCGAGGACGAGGATACTGGAAAAGATGGTAATGACGCGGATATAGTAGAAACAGACGCGCCAGATGACATGGACGAAACAGAAGCTACGGAAACAGAAGATGATTCTGACGATGCAAATGACGCGGAGCTGGATGAAATTGAAGAAGATAAGAAAGCCGAAGCACCCAGGAAAAAGGTGTATGCATCCATTTTTATGGGCTGGGCTTTGGAAGATGGCAAAGATACCTTTATCCCGAAGTGGAAAGCCGGAGATATCGTTCAGAACCTTGTAGCAGAAGATGGTGGAGAGATCACACTTTATGCTGTATGGGATGATTGTCCGTGGATTCAGGCGCAGGATCTGTATTACACTTTAGAACAGGCACAGAGCGGATTTATCACGGAAGAAGAGATTTTAAGCCATGCAACAGCTACCGACCGTGAGGATGGAAGCCCGATTTTGCCGGGAACAAACCCGGCTCCAAGTGATCCGGAAGTTTTCACATCCTTTACGATCCCGGACTATCAGGAAAGTGAGTTTACAAACCTGCAGCATGATTTTGCAACGTCCGAGAATCTGACTGTAGTTGACCATACAGGAAATACTTATGTGAAACAGATCATGGTGTATGTAGTTGACACAACGCCTGTTGTAGAGAAGCCGGAAGGAAAGACCAGATTTATCAGTGAAAAATATTTTAAATTAGATCATGACCATGGAGGTTTGGAAGAAAATTCTATCTGGATGACAGATCCAGATTATTACTTTGCACTGCAGAAGGCATTTGATAATTTGAAAAACGACACGCCGGAAGATGAGTTTTTGATCCCGCATGAAACGATTCTTGAAATGAAACAATATGTCCAGGAGCACGGGAGCGGAAACAGTAAAGAGCCTGGAGCATTGACAGAGTTTTATAATCGGTTCATGGCGCCGAATAAAGTAGAATAATTGCGACGTCGCAACAAAAATTTGAAAGGGAAAATTATTTATCAAGTTTTGAAAATTAGCTTGACAAATAATTATAAAATAATTATAATATAATTATGAAAAACATAAGATTTGAATGGGATGAAAATAAGAATAAAATTAATAAGAAAAAGCATGGCTTATCTTTCGAGGAAGCAGTAGAAGTCTTTGGAGACGAAAACGCTATCCTGTTTGATGATCCAGACCATTCGCTTTATGAAGACAGATTTCTCATCATTGGCGCAATTAAATCAACGAAAATATGCATTGTAAGTCATTGTTATCGTGATGATGATAATGTTATTCGTTTAATTTCTGCAAGAGAAGCAACAAAGAGTGAGAAAAAGATATATCAGGAAGGGTGGTAGAAATGCGAGAAGAATACGATATTAAGAATTTGAATCCGAGGAAAAACCCGTATTCAAAGAGGATTAAAAAACAGGTAACAATAAATCTTGATGGGGATGTGATTGATTATTTTAAAGCGCAGTCGGAGAGTTCCGGGATTCCATATCAGACGTTGATAAATTTGTATCTTTCGGATTGTGTTGCGCAAAAAAGAGAGCTGCAGATGTCCTGGAAATAAGGAAAAGAGAAAGAAAAATAGAATAAGCAATAAATGTAAAAGGAAGATGACAAAAGAGCATCTTCCTTTTTTGTTGTCTGGAAAATTAGAATGTTTTTCCAGTCTCCCGATCAACAATTTTGACGTCGCAGCCAAGAGCATCCGCTATTTTTTCAACGTCCGAATAGCTCATGGTGTCGCGGTAGAGCTTATTGCTTAAAGGCTGTGGTTTCATGTTGATCTTTTCGGCTAAGTCAGAAATTTTGATATTTTTTTCTAACATTGCCTGTTTAATTTGTTTACTTGCGCTCATGTTATCACCTCAATAGGATAATAACATAAAATTATAATATAATCAAGTGAAAGAAAAAATAATTAAAAATGATTATAAAAGTATTGACAATATAATCAATATCAGTTATAATATAATCATAAAGAACAGGAAAACAAATTACAGGAGGACGAAAACATGATCTATAGAATTGAAGTTGAAGGAAAAGAGTACAACGACAATTACACATTTGAGACACCGAAGGAAGGGGATATTCTGGATGAGTTGAGAGCGATTGTTGAGGACATGGAAGAAGGAAATATTGACAAGCTGAAAATTGAGAGGGAAGCATAAAAGTATTAAAAATCACCCGCCCCGGAGGTTACGAGGGCAGAAAGGACAAAACAATGACAAGACAGGAAATGCAGAATAAATTAGACAGAAAAGATATTTCGGGTGTTGGTGTTAAAGTTACATTTGATTTTTCATCTGGAGAAACCGGAACAACTTATTACTTTTATGAAGACTTTGAAGATGATAAAGGTGTTGATAGAGCAGCAAGGCATTTTTCAGATCTTATCAATAAAGGGAAGGTCAGAAAAGCAGAATATATTTACAGTTAGCCGAAACGCTCCACCCTGGAGCGTCAGCCGCGGGATAATCGCCCGGCTCTGATGATGGCAGATTAAAGAATGGAGGTAGGAAAATGTTAAAAGAATTAACACTTACAGAGTTTAAAGAGAGATTTCCACAAGTCAGTACGTACGGCTTAGAAGATCCGTTAAATGTGTTTTTGGAAAACGGGGAGATCCTGATCGAAAGAGAATGGAACGGAGAGGAGTACATTTTGAAAAATGGTAAAACCTACCGTCCGGTATATAAGCCGCTGAATGAAGATGATTATACAGTTATCGGCTATGTAGAAAGTTAGCACAGGAGGAAAAGAAATGGAAAAGTACACCCGCGTGCAGGTTGAAATATTATTGACTGCTGATGAAAAAGCATTACTTGATCATTATGTGAAGGAGAATAACCAGAGATATAGAAAACGCGGAGCAACTCGAAACTGTTGGACGCTGGAAAAACTGTTACAGTGTTTATTAAGCGATATCACTTACCAGGCGGTAAAGCATCGCAGCGTTCGGACTGTTTGGCAGAAATTGTCATGATTTGTCCCTGCCTTGTTTACAAGTTCATACAGCGGAGGCGCTTTGATGTTTAGCGTCTTCGCCACAAGGAAAAGATCCTTTTTGTTTGTTGATCAAAAAAACAAAATAAGAGGATACCAGCAGACCTTAGCCGCAGTGAAGAAAAGGATGCTCGAATAAGAGGGAGAGAAGAGAAAATGAAAGAAACAGGAAGAATAAAATTAAAAGAGATACCGTTTAGTCGGACGTTTGAAACGGGGAATGGGGAAGAGCTGTGCAATGCTACTGGTTATGCGGTGCAATTTGACAATGAAAAAACACCTTTAGGTTTTCCATTGTTCTGGAATGAGTTTCAGGACCGAGAAGGTAATTTGTATTATGGCAATTAGGATCAAAGATATGAAATCATCGGTTATATAGAAGATTAGCGTAGGAGGGGATAAGATGGCGAAAGTATACTGTATGCAGGTTGAAATATTATTGACTGCTAGCGATATAACCTACCAGGCGGTAAAACATCGCAGTGTTCGGGCTGTCTGGCAGAAACTGTCGTGATCCTGTCCCTGCCTTGTTTATAAATTCACACAGCGGAGCGTTTTGATGTCTGGCGTCTTCGCCACAAGGAAAAGATCCTTTCTCTTTGTTGATCAAAAAAACAAAATAAAAGGATACCAGCAGACCTTAGCCGCAGGGTGGAGTTTGTGGGTAAGCTGCTGTTTATGGAATCGTTGATAACTGGGTGGGAAATGTGTGGGAAAATTGTGGGAAAGACGGTTTTCCTTTTCCATGATTTTTCCATGCATTATCCACGCGGTTATCAATGATGGAATAGCTGTTTATCCATAAAATCCACGCTGTTCTTACGGTGTTGCAAGACGGGGAGAGCGACCGCTGTCCTGAAGGGTTTAGTGCTGTTCCGGAGGGGTGTCCCGCGGCGCGCGGACGGAGTGTAAGCAGCGAAGCGGGGCGCCCCTCCGGGGCGGCACTAAGCCCTTCAGGGCTTCTGCCGGGCGCGTAAGCGCCCGGCTTAACCCCCGGATTGTAACACGGGGGTATAAATGCGATAGGCGACTCTTAATCCAGAGGGCACAAATGCCGGAAATACGGCAAAAACTCCGGTAAAAACTTTAGTTTACACCTTGTTGACTGATACCCCAAAAGTCAACATGATGTAAACTATCCGCAAAAATACAAAAAATAACCTGCCTGCATACGGTATTGCGGGGAGTTACAGGTATTTTGAATTTTGAAAAAACGAAACGAAAAAAGAATCTTTTAAGGAGGTGGAGAAGATGGCGCAGACAGAAAACAGTGTTACTGCTTATGATGTGGAAGACTGGAAGAATAAAGGCAGAATGCAGATGTCGCCGGCAGAGCGTGAAAGCTGGTTAAATGAAGGACAGCTTCTTTTAACTGATTACGCAGAAGGAATCGAACGGGAGTGGGAGCTGATCAAGTTTTATGGACAGCTCCTTGCGGCGGTGGCAGACTGGTGCATCGTCTTTTTAAAAGGTGCGCACGGGCCGAAGTGGACGGACGGGCAGGAACTTAATTATAAGCGCAGGCGGATTGAATACCAGCAGGAAGAAATGATTGCACACGGCTTTTTCATTCCGCCAGAGTTTGCTGATCTGCCGCCGGAGATGGATGTAAATTATATGCGTGGCAGGGAGAACATAAAGAAAAATGCAAAAGCAGCGTTAAAACAGATTTTAGAAAATCCGGATTATCAGTTTGTAGCAGATCATGCAAGTTTTCTCGGGCGGATCCAGACGGCGTGCATGCGCATACGACCGGACGAAGTGACCGGAAGAGTAGGAAAGCTGCAGGAAGCGGTTGAAAAAAAATGATTTTCCAGGAATGCGGCGTTATGCAGATGCGGATCCGGTCATTGCGGCGGCAGCCGTCTGCAGGGCAGAAATGGAACCAGCGTTAGATGATTTGAACCCGTTTTAACTGTGATAATGTCGGAAAAAAAAGAAAAAAGGTTATGTGGTGGGAGCCTTGTTTCAAGATAAGGCAGTAACCAAAAACAGCTTAATCATACCGGCTGTTTTGGTGGGTGGAAGAAAGAAAAAACATACAGAAGGGAGGAATGTATATATGGGTGTGAGAGTTGTTATCCCGAACATGTCAAAGACGTTTGGAGCGTTGCACTATGCCGGCGAAGGCGAAGCGGTCACATGGAACATCTATGGAGAAGATGTCAAAGGAAATTTCTACACGTTCTTTGCCGACGCACTCCGCGGGGAAGTTGTAGAAGCTTTGGTGATCGGCGCAAACGGATCCCAGCCGTTTGAGTTTGGTGAAGCGGTCGTTTTGGAAAATCCAAGCATTATTGCAAGAAGTCATGAGACGCGGAGCGACGGAATGAATAACTTGCTTTTAATGGCAGATGGTATCTATCGGGAATCAGATGTCTGCCTGGAAGATAAACCGGATGATGGCAGTGTAGACGAGCTGGTGGAAGAATACCTGGTAAAACACGGGTACAGCATTATGAAGCGGGACGAATGAAGAAAAGGTAAATGAGAAAAATAGATCAGAAAAACAAACAAAACGATATGTGAAAACAGGAAGAGAGGAAAATATCATGGAATTAAAAAATGTATTTATTGATGCAGGAAAATCATTAGGAAACATCACCTTTGCTGGAGCAGGAAAAGAAAACCAGCAGCGTGCAAATGGCAGGCGTACGGTTACATCAAGAACTTACAGCCTTTATTCCGATGTACAGCGCGCGGATAACGTTGAGGTTACCATTCCTGGAAAGGCAGGGGTAAAGCATTTTGAGTACGAGGAACCGGTGGCGCTTATTAATCCCCGTGTGGAAATTGAAGGATACGCGATCAATAACAGGGGTTATGTGAATTATAAAATTTATGCGGATGATATCATTTCCGTGGATGAGCTGGCAGATACAGGGGTAAAGCAGTAATCCGGTAAAAGAAGCATATGCAGCATAGCAAATGAAACAAAAGAAAACAATTCAAAAAGAAAAGAATAGAAAATAAAAAAGATTAGAAAGATGGAGGAAAGACAATGAGATTTTCAGAAGGATTATTTATCGATACAGAGAAAACATTAGGAGAATTAAAGTTTGCGGCATTGCGCAGAGAGAACTACGCACAGGACGAAGAAGGGAATGTGACCGATGAGGTTACAAAACGTACATATGACCTGAAATGTCAGCGCCAGGGGCACACGATCACAGTCAGCATTCCACCGGAAGCCGGAGAAAAATACTTCCCATACAATGCGGCGGTAACGCTTGTAAATCCGGTAGTAAGCGCAAGAGCGGATGCAACGTTTGGTGGAAGGGCAACGGCAGACTGGTACATCAATGCGGACGATATCGTATTGGCAGATGCTGCAGGAAAACCTGCTGATCAGACAAAAGCTGCCGGAGCAGACGCATCGAAAACAGCAGATCAGAACAAACCATCTGATAAGACAGCAGATAAGACCGGAACGGACGCAAAGGACGGAGGGAACAAAAAATAAATAACCGGATGGGAGAGTGGAATAGATGAACAGATTTCCAATCTGGAAAGGAAACCGCATCGGGCGTTATGATGACAGGCTGATTTTACGGTCTGTCATTTTTTTCGCCCTGGTCATTACAGCATTATCCGCTTTTGTGATCCGGCTGACAGAAGGGAATATCCTGCTTAGGGTATTCCTTCTTTTCCTGATCACAGTTTTGTGTCTGCTGGATCTGTTTTATAAATGGAAAAGCGGCAGCATGGTGGATATCCGAAACCGTCAGGCAATGTCGCGGATGCTGCTGGAAAACCGATGGTTTGAGACAGAGCCGTTGCAGCGTTATAGATCAGGCGGCAGAATGGAACGGATCACCTATTTTCCGGCGCTTTATTACAGAAGGAAAAACAGGCATATTTATGTGACAGTTAAGATCACCATGGGAAAATACCAGGATAAATTACTTCATCTGGAAGAGAAGTTGGAAACCGGATTAAATTGTGAACTGGTAAAAAAAGATACAAAGGATATCTGGGTCAGATATGAATTTTTAACAGGAGTGGAAAAGAGCCGGATCGGTATTCAGGATGTAAAAGCAGAAAATGGAGAACTGAATCTGATGCAGCATATCTCATGGAAATATGATAAATTGCCGCACATGTTGATTTCAGGTGATACAGGAAGTGGAAAAACGATCTTTCTTCTGATCGTGATAAAAGCATTGTTAGAATCAGGTGCAGTGCTGCATATCTGTGATCCGAAGAAAGCAGATTTATCTTTCTTATCCAGGATCATGCCGGATGTGCATTACAGTACAGAAAGCATAATGGAATGTGTGGAAACTTTTTATGAAGGAATGGAAGCGCGTTATGATGAAATGCAGGAACATCCGGATTTTAGGATGGGTGCGAATTATGCAAAAGTTGGACTGACGCCGCATTTTCTGATCTTTGATGAGTATGTGGCTTTTATGGACACTCTTGCAAAAAAAGAATGGGAAGAGGTTATGAAGCTGATCCGGATTATTATCATGAAGGGCAGACAGGCAGGATATTTTATTATTCTTGCGTGTCAGCGTCCGGATGCAAAATATCTCGGAGATGGTGTCCGCGATCAGTTCGGTTTCCGTGTTGCGCTGGGTAGTATGTCTGCAAGCGGGTACACCATGATGTTTGGCAGTATTGATAAACAATTTAAAGAAAAAGATATTGCCGGACGTGGCTATGTAAACACCGGAAACGGTGTTGTAACAGAGTTTTACGCTCCATATGTAGATCCGGGATATGATTTTTTTACAGAGCTGTCGCGGATCTATGAGAAAAGACAGCAGGAAGGAGAAGCGTGTGATCGAATGTATGAAAACGGCAGCGAAACTGCCGGAGAGGAATGAAGAAAAAGAAAATAAAAAACAGACGGAACATATTTACATCAGTGGACCGATTACCGGAACATCGGATTATATGAAACGTTTTGAGAAAGCAGAAAAGGAATTAACAGAAAATGGATATTCCGTGATCAATCCGGCGAAAGTCAATGCAATGCTGCCGGAAGATGCGACGTGGGAGGAATATATAAAAGTATCATTGACGCTGCTGTCGATCTGCACCGGGGTGTACATGATGCCGGGCTGGAGGGAGAGCCGTGGTGCAGTGCTTGAGTTTATGCAGGCAAGACGTAATGAAATGCAGATCTATGAGGATATCCCTGGGAGACTGCAGGACTGAATTATAAAATGGGATGGTGGCAGATGTGGAAAAGAACCGGGAGATGTTAAAAGAAATTGAGAAAAAACGCAAAGAACTGGGATTATCCCAGGTAGAACTTGCAAAACGCATTGGTTTTTCAAGAGGCTATTATAACATGCTGGTGCACGGGAAAAAGCCGGTCAGTGACAAACTGGCTGACCAGCTGCAAAACGTGCTTCAGGAATACCGGAAAGAAAAAGAAAGCGGTTATGGAACACGGACAGAAGATCCGGCGGACTGTTTTAGAACAGCGGATGACGTATGGAACGCCGGAGAAACAGGAGAGATGGCAGACGAGTACATAGAAGAAAATGAAGATTCCATTGCATTTGATCCGGTGGAATGGATCACGAACCTGGAAACAAGACGGAAAAGCTACGGCGTATCGCAAAGTGAATATGCAGAAACGGCAGGAATCAATAGAAGTTATTACAGTGTATTGTTGACCGGAAAAAAACGGGCAACAAAAAAGCTGTTAGAACATTTGGAAATGGTTCTTGAGATATTTAATCCGGATAAAGAAATGGAAATTTTATTTGACTATGTTCGGATCCGGTTTGCAACCACGGATGAGAGACGCGTGATCGAAGATGCCATGAATATCCGGATGCAGTACATGATCGAGGAAGCGCACAGTTTTTATGGATACGGGCGTCAGTATATTTACGGAGATATCACAGTCATGGTATCGCCGGAACATGAAAAAGGCATTCTGCTTGAATTAAAAGGTAAAGGGTGCAGGCAGTTTGAGGCATTTTTGAAAGTACAGAAACGTACCTGGTACGATTTCTTCCGGACGGCAAGAGAAATGGGGGCGGTATTTAAGCGGATCGATATTGCGATCAACGACCGTGCCGGAATTTTAAATATACCGGAGCTGATAGTAAAATGCCGTCGGGATGAATGCATCACGATTTTTCACAGTTATAAGGATTACCAGTCCGGGGAACTGATAAGGAATCGGGAAAAAGATGCGGCAAGCATGGGAAATACATTGTACCTGGGATCCTTAAAAAGTGAAATTTATTTCTGCATTTACGAAAAAGATTATGAGCAGTATGTAAAAAATGGCACGCCGCTGGATGAGGCGGAAACGAAAAACCGTTTTGAAATACGGTTAAAAGATGAGCGTGCGGAGGTGGCGGTGGATGATCTTTTGGAGATGGAAGATGTAGCCTGTACGGCTTATTCTATTATCAACCACTATGTCCGTTTTGTAGATGCCGATCCGGAGAAGGAATGCAGAAACTGGCCGTTAAATGAGCGCTGGGTGTGGTTTTTAAACGGACAGTACCGGAGCATTAAGTTGACGACAAAACCGGAAGAGTACACACTTGACCGGACACTCCTCTGGCTTACAAGACAGGTCGCACCGTCCCTTAAAATGGTACAGAAGCTGGATGATCTCAGAGGCACGCGCCTGGCGAAGGATATGATCGAGGAAGCCAATCTGTCCCCGCATCATAAAAAAATCTTAAAACAACAGCAGGCGGCACTGGACGATGTTGTCACAGCAAGGCAGAAAGGAAGAAAATGGATTGATGATCTTAAGCAGGAATACATGGAATCCTGAAATTGCGGCGTCGCAATTTTTAAAGCGCAAAGCTGGATGTGTTATGGAACATGCGCCATAAAGAAGAAATAAAAAGAAAAAAGAAAAAATGTAACAGTAAACAGACGGCAGAAGCTGTCTTTTTTTATGCACAAAAATGTGCGGAAAGGAAAGAGAAAGATGAATTTTGGACAGGGAATTTATACGTGGCTCATGACGAATATACAGCCTCTGGTTTTAGGAGGGATTATTATTGTTGGTCTTGTGCTTTTATTTAAACACAAGATTGCGGAGCTGATTGTTTTTGCAATTATCGCGGTCATAGCGGTTGGTTTTGTCTTTAATCCCTCTGGGACAAAAGACACGATGTTAAAGATCTATAATGGCACGATCATCGAGGGCGGTGCTGCAGATGATGTAGAAGATGGAGGAAAATAATCTCTGATAAAAATAAGGTGCGGGGCGGGCTGCCCTGTGCCTTAGCTAAGTGAAAAAGGATGAAGAAAACCGCCGGACAGGCAGAAAGGAAAGAAAGGGAAGAAATGAAACAGGTAAAGTCATATACAAGCATCTGGAATGTTGAAAAAGTGATACATGCGGTCGGGGATGTTAATCTGCCGTTTCCGGCGACGATAACACAGATCGGGTATTTTACCGGAACGGCAGTTGTATGTCTTATGATTCACAACCTGCCGCCATTTGTGTATATAAAAAGTTTCGTTGTATGGGCTGCGATATGCGTAGGAAATGCGTATCTGATGTCAAAAAAGAGCTTTGATGGCAAAAATCCGTACCGATTTTTATGCGCGGCGTTTAATTATCTGATACGCCCAAAAGAGACTTATGCAGGAAAACGTGTGGTGTATCGTAAAAAGACGGTAAATGAATATATTACCGCAGTGAGGAGGGATATATATGTTCCCGATTAAGTACATCGAAAACAATATGATCTTAAACCAGCAGGGAGAATGGTGGGCGTATTATGAACTGATCCCGTACAACTATGCTTTTTTATCTCCGGATGAAAAGATGGCAGTACATGAACGGTTCCGTCAGATCATGACGGTAAACAGGGAAGGCAAGATGCATGCGCTCTGCATTGCATCTGAAACATCCGTAAGGGACAGGCAGGAACGCTGCAAGAGACACTTAAAGGGGGATCTTAAAGAAACAGCAGAAAAAGTGATCGACATCCAGACAGAAGGGCTGATCACTTCTATGGGTGGAATAGAAAATGAAGTTACCTACCGTTTCTTTTTAGGTTTTAAGCTGATCAAGGGAGAAGAGGAAGTTAGTGTAAAGAAGGTCAAGGAAGATATTTTAGCCGTATTTACAGACTTTATAAACAGTGTCAACCATAACCTGATGGGTGATTTTGTCAGCATAAACAGTGCAGAGATCGAGCGGTATGCAAAACTGGAAGACTTTTTAAGACAGCGTGTAAAAGGGAAGTTTTCCTTAAAACGCCTGGAAAAGAAAGACATTGGCTACATTGTAGAGCATATCTATGGACAACAGAAAACGCCGTATTATAAATATGAGTATTCATTTCCAAAAGAAAAGCTGGAGAAAAAAACGTTAGTCCGCAAGTACGACATTCTCCGCCTGACGCGCTGTGTGCTGCAGGAGCATCAGAAACATATCCGGATGATAAGGGAAGAGGGGGAAAGCTATGTTGCATACCTGACAATCAATGCTTTAATCGGGGAACTGGAGTTTCCATCGTCGGAGATCTTTTATTATGAGCAGGAGCGTTTCCGTTTTCCGGTAGACGTCAGTATGAACGTTGAAATCATGCCGAACAGAAGCGCATTGACGACGGTCAGAAATAAGAAAAAGGAATTAAATGACTTAGATGAGCATGCGTATGAGGCTGGTGCCGATACGGATAATTCCGTGGTAGAGGCACTGGTGGATGTGGACGAGCTGGAAAAGGACTTAGGCAGAACAAAAGAATCCATGTACAAATTAAGCTACGTTGTCCGGATTGCTGCAGAAAGCGAAGAGGAGCTGGAACGTCGTATCGCGGAGGTCAGGGATTATTACGAGAATGATTTTAACATTAAACTGGTACGCCCGTTTGGCGATATGATCGGATTCCACGAAGAATTTATTCCGTCTGGATCAAGATATGAAAATGATTATATCCAGTATGTGAAAGCAGATTTCCTGGCGGGACTTGGATTCGGTGCAGCGCGCATCCTGGGTGATCCGGATGGAAGTTACATCGGGTATGACACGGAGACTGGAAATAATATCTACATAGACCCGTCTCTTGCCTGTCAGAACGTAGCTGGCAGTGTTACAAATGCCCTTGCTGTGGCATTTACCGGAACGCTTGGCGGTGGTAAATCAATGTCTGCAAATAACATTATTTACCAGGAAGTTTTACACGGTGCAAGGGCGCTGATCCTTGATCCGAAGTCGGAACGCGGGAAATGGAAAGAAATGCTTCCGGAACTTTCGGATGAAATTAACATTATCAACCTGACCAGTGATGAGAGCAATAAAGGAATGCTTGATCCGTATGTGATCATGCAGAATAAGAAAGATGCAGACAGCCTGGCAATGGATATCCTGACATTTTTGACTGGTGTCAGTATTAAAGATGGAAAACGTTTCCCGCTTTTACGTGATGCGGTAAAGGCAGTTACAAAAAGATCGGATAGCGGACTTTTATATGTGATCGATGAATTAAATGCAATGGAGGATGAAGAAGCGCATCTGCTTGCAAGCCACATAGCAGCGTTTACCGATTATGATTTTGCGGGATTGCTGTTTTCAGATGGAAAAGTGACGCGTAAGATCAGTGCAGATAAGGCTTTAAACATTTTGCAGGTGCAGGATCTGATGCTGCCGGATTCTGAAAAAAATGTGGAGGAATATACCAGTATCGAATATTTAAGTATTGCGGTTATGATCACGATCGGAACTTTTGCATTGGATTTTATTTATTCAGACAGGAAAATTTATAAAATCGTTGCTTTAGATGAGGCATGGAGTCTCCTGCAGGTAGCACAGGGAGCAGCTTTATCGAATAAACTTGTACGTGCCGGACGTTCCATGCAGTCCGGTGTATTTTTTATCACGCAGAGTTCTTCCGATCTTCTGGACGAAAAAATCAAAAACAATATCGGTTTGAAGTTCGCTTTTCATTCCACAGATAAGACGGAGATCCGGAATACATTAAGATTCTTTGGGCTGGATCCGGATGATGAAGAAAACCAGAATGCGATCATGGCATTAGAAACTGGGGAATGTCTGATGCAGGACATTTACGGTCGTGTTGGAAAAGTACATACACAGATATTACTGCAGCATGTATTTGACGCATTTGATACCAGACCTCCAAGAAGGGAGGAAGTTTCATGAGAAAGAAATGGGGAATGAAAACAAAAAGACTGCAAAAGCCGCGCAAACAGATCCTGTCAGCATTTCTTGTATGCATGCTTCTGACAGGATTATTTTTATCGGCTGCCAATATGGAGGTAGCTGCGGCTTCCGGACTGGTAGATGAAACGATCGATGCTGGAAATCTGTATAGTCAGTACCGATGGGATAATTATCAGATCGATTTCTATGTGGACACTTCCTGGGACTGGCTTCCCTGGAATTGGATGGACAGGATAGATAATAAGATTTCATCCGTTTTTTATGGAATCAGTGACGGAATCTGGCTGATCAGTGTATTGCTGAGCAGCGGAACGGGATATATTGTGCAGCAGACGTATTCGCTTGATTTTATCGGTGATATGGCAGACGACATCGGAAAGAACATTCAGATCCTGGCGGGCATGAATACCGGATCGAAGAAATTTAATGCGGATGGTTTTTATACCTGGCTGTTACTGTTTATCGTATTGATCGTGGGCGGCTACATGGCATATGCCGGGCTGATCAAAAGAAAAACCACAGAGGCAGTCAGCGCAGCGGTAAATATGCTTGTGATCTTTCTTTTAACTGCCGCGTTTATTGCTTATGCGCCGCAGTATATTAAAAATATCAATGATTTTTCCGCGGATTTAAGCAATGGTGTCCTGGAGCTTGGGGCAAAACTTGTCATGCCGGGAAATGATGAGATGGGAGTAAAAGCAACAGACAAGATCCGGAATAACCTGTTTGCAATTCAGGTCTATAAACCATGGCTGCTTTTGCAGTTTGGTACGACGGATGAAACTGCAATCGAATCAGAGCGTATTGCAGCGGGAGTTGATGGAGATCGTATTAAATCAATTTTATCTGTCAGTCCTGTAACGAATTTCGGAGAAGACCGTCAGACTGCAGTAAAGACAGATATTGAAACTTATAAAAATGTAAATATGACTGTGACGAGTGTAATAGGCAGATTTGGGACGGTCCTTTTGGTATTTTTCCTGAATCTGATCATCAGTATTTTTGTGATCATAATGTGTGGGCTGGTTATATTTACCCAGCTTTTGTTTATCATATTTGCGTTGTATCTGCCGCTGAATTTTATTTTATCCATGCTGCCAACTTATAATGGTCTGTTGAAAAAGGCGGTAGAGAAGCTTTTTAATACGATCCTGATGCGCGCAGGATTAACACTTCTCATTACGATTGCGTTTTCTCTATCTGCAATGATCTATTCCATGTCGGGCGATTATCCGTTTTTAATGGTTGCATTTTTACAGATCGTTGTTTTCGTCGGAACATATTTGAAGATGGATGAAATTTTATCTATGGTTGCGTTAGGAGATGGCGGCAGCAATAAGCGTGGTCGTTTCTTAAAGAGCATGGGAAGATATATGGTTATGAGAAAACTGTTTGGACGAAGATATTCTTCGGGCGGAAGACGTGCTGCAGTAAGCAGGAATGCAGGTGCCGGCAATGGAACTGGCGGCGGTACAGGTGGAAATGCTGGAAGCAGTTCTGGAAATGAACCGGCGCCTTCAGGTGAAAGCAATTCACGGAGGGCATCATCACATACAAATAATAGTGGCAGTAAGCCTGTAAGAGAACCAGTCCGGGCAAATGAAAATGTGAATGGGACGGAAAACAATGGAGCGTCTGAAAATGAAAGAACGACAGTATCTTACGGCAGTAAAACACAGTCTGCAGGTACAAAAGCCGGAAAACGTGTCGGTATGGTTATGGATTCCGGAAAACGCTTAAAAGAACGTTTTGGCATGGTGAAAGATAATGTAAAGAATACACCGACTGAAATAAAATACCAGGCAGGACTGCATCGGAAAGCAATGGAACAGAATGTAAAAGACTTTAAAGAGGGCATAGCTGGAGAACGGAACAGAAGAGAAACGGGACGTCTGCAGGAGCAAAACCGGATTCAGGCAGATGCAGGAAGGAAACGCCGTGAGATGTATCTTGCAAAACGAAGAAGCGAAACTGCGCTAAAACGTTATGATGGAATTGACTTCCACCAACGGATTCCGGTAAATGGAAAAGAACTGGATAAATACCGTGGTGTGGATGGTTTAAACCGCAGTGCGAAGGCTGGAAAGAGTTTTATTGACAGCAGAGGACAGATGCGAAAGGCATCCGATGAAAAGTTAAGGGACATGGCAGGAAGTGAAGAACGGATCAGAAAGAATGATCAGAAGACGGAACGAATAGGAACACCGTTAGAGGAGATCCGTTACAAACAGAGCATAACCCGTCTTCCGTATTCAGATAAGGACGTGAGAAAAGAGCTTGGAACTTATGGAACGATGTTAAACAGTACGGATCAGGAAAAATTTATGAAAGGATTAGAACAGCAGAGAGCGGGAAACAAAGGACTGCAGGAGAAAAATGCCGGACAGGATCTAAGGGAAGCAAAGCCGGAGTCTGTACCGGGAAAAACCGTAATAAGATCCAGTAGAAATGCAAAGGATCTGAGAAACGATGTGTTAGCAGAGCAGAGGAAGACAGGAAGTGCTGATCGGAGAACAGACAGGAGGAAGTAAAGATGAAACGTGTAAAGTGGATCATATGCGCTTTATGTATTTTATTTCCTGTTTTTCTGTTGTTTATTTGTGGCGTGATGCTTATTGGAGTGTCAGATGAAAGCGAAGATGGGGATCCGGTACATGCGTCCGGTCTTGGGTTATCTGACAAAGTAAGGGAATATGCAGCCTTTGTCGGGGATACGGCAGCGGAATACAACATACATGAGTATGAAAAGTATTTGCTTGCCATCATGATGGTGGAGACTGGAGGGGAAGGAAATGATCCGATGCAGTCACTTGGAAACAGTAGTCTGACAGAAGAAGAGAAAACCCCTTCGGAATCTATCAAGGCTGCGGTTGCATATTTTGCCATGTTGCTGCAGAAAGCGGACACGTTAGGTTGCGATCTTGATGCAGTGATCCAGGCATACAATTATGGAGCCGGATATATTGATTATACATCAGTCAGGGGAAAGGCTCATACATTTCAGTTGTCGTGTGATTTTGCAAGCAGCAAATGCGGCGGCAGAAAAGTAAAGTATGATAATCCGGTTGCGATCGCGCAGAATGGCGGATGGAGATATGGCTACGGAAACATGTTTTATGTATATCTTGTAAAACAATATCTGGAGTCAGAGCCGTTACCAGCAGATACGGCGAATGCGGTTCTTGCGGAAGCTTATAAATATCAGGGATGGAAATATGTCTGGGGTGGTTCAAGTCCGCAGACATCCTTTGACTGCTCCGGGTTAACGCAATGGTGTTTTGGACAGGCGGGAGTGTCACTGCCGAGGACAGCGCAGGAACAGTATGAAGCCGTGCAGCATCTGGAGCTGGAGGAAGCGCAGCCGGGAGATCTGGTCTTTTTCACGAAAACATATAAGACAGACAATTACATCACGCACGTTGGGATCTATGCCGGAAATGGAAGGATGTTTCATGCCGGTAACCCGATCGGCTTTGCAGACTTAAATACGAATTTCTGGAAAGAACACTTTGTATGTATTGGAAGGGTCAGCATGCCGTCAACATAAATGCGATGTCGCAACGGCAGAAAGGAAAAGAAATGGAAAAAGAAAACAAAATGGGACAGGAAAAGAAAGTACAGATAAAAGTAATGATCAAAAAAATAAAAAATAAGGTCTGGCTGTTTTTAAAAAAGATATATACAAAACTGCCGGAAAAGATGAAAGTACATATCCGGAAATTAAAACCAAAAGAAAAGATAAGGGGTGAATATAAAGGAAGTGACCAGGCAGAAGAAATGCCGGTTTTAAAGGTATCTCCTAACAGGGGATGGATCCGGTTATTCTGGATTTTACTTGCAATCAGCATTATCTTAGGAATTTATAATAATTTCACATCGGTTGATACGGTCACGGTTGAAAAAGAGACTGTGATCGAGGAAAAACTGAAAGATACAAATGCCCTGGAGAGTTATGTAAAGGATTTTGCAGGTGTATATCATGCCTGGGAAAATACAGACCGGGAGATCAGTAAGAGAGAAAAAGCCCTGGAAAAGTATCTTCCGGAAACACTGCAGCTTATGGATCATGGAATGATAACGACAGACTGCCCGACTGCAGTAGAGGTTGAATCCGTAGATATCTGGTCTGTGAAGGATCTTGCGGATACAGAGTACGAAGTAACGTATTGTGTAAAGCAGCGGATATCGGAAGGTGAACAGACCACGGAGCAGAGCAATGTGTATCAGATAGCAGTGCATAGAGATGAAAATGGAAAAATGTTAGTTGTAAAAAACCCGACAGCGTATGCGCTGCCGGGAAAATCCTCTTATGAAGTAAAAGCGAAAGAAACAGATGGGAGCATAGATTTAAAAACCCAGACACAGATCGAAGATTTTTTGAATACGTTTTTCAAGCTGTATCCCCAGGCATCAGCGAAAGAACTCGTCTATTATGTAAAGGATGGTGTTCTTCCGGCGATCGGCAAGAATTATGTATATGACGGACTGGCGGGAAAAGCCTATTATATGGAAGGTGATCAGACGAAAGCAGAAGTTTATGTAAAATACCTGGACCAGGATCTGAAGATCACGCAGGTCATGCAGTATAAGCTGACGCTGGAGAAGGGGGATAACTGGAAGATCGTGGAGGCAGAGTGATGAAAGAAAAGATAGAAAACTTTATCATGAAATTTTCATATCGGGAAATACGCAGGCGGAAAATGCAGGCTTTTAAATGGAGACTTGAGACATTAAGATTAATGGAAAAAGAAGAGCTGGAGTTTGAATATGTAGAACAAAAAGTGAAATGTGAACATAAAAAGAATGTTTGTGAAGTGCTGCTGATGATTGTTTTACTTGGAATCGTAATGGGTATCTGGAGAGAATTTTTTGCTTTTATAAGAATTTCATATCAGTACACTGTAACTTCCGGGTATGATGGCATAAAAGAAATGAACATTTGTTTTTTATTGTCTGTTATTTTGGCGGCGGCGCTGACACTGGCAATATTGATACCTGTATGTGATGGTGTTGAAGATATGAAAGCTGCAAAGAGAGATTTGGCGATCATTGAGATTGCAATGAGAGAAAAAGAAGATGAAAGATAGAAAAAAGACTTCATTCCGGTGTAATGCTGGGGTGGAGTCTTTTTTTAGTGTTAAAATGTTATTTTATAAAATAAAACAAAATAAGAGGACACTAGCAGACCTTAACCGCAGGGTGGAGTTTGTGGGTAAGTGGCTGTTTATGGAATCGTTGGTAACCGGGTGGAAAATGTTGTGGGAAAATAGTGGGAAAGATTCTTATCTTTTTCCATGA